GCGGCATAATGGCAAAGACACCAGCATGGCAAAGAGCCGAAGGAAAGAACCCCAAAGGTGGCCTGAACGCGAAGGGGAGGGCGTCGTACAACGCCGCCAACCCCGGAAAGCCCGGTTTGAAACGGCCTCAACCCGAAGGTGGGAAGCGCAGAGATTCCTTTTGCGCAAGGAGCGCGGGACAGATGAAGATGTGGCCGGAGGCAGCGAAGAACCCTAAAAGCCGGTTGCGTTTAGCGAGGAAAGCATGGAAATGCTGACATGTACACGGTGCAAAGAGGGCAAACCTGCTACCTCTGAGTTCTTTCCCCCACATAATAAAAAGCGGAATGGATTGGACAGCTGGTGTCGTAGCTGTCGTGCAACATACCGTAGTAGCATATGCCGTGGGAAACATCGTGGGAGCATTTCTGATGCAGCACTGAAGGACCTGAAGGCTTCTGTATCGGAGTGTGTAATATGCGGGGATTCAAATACCCCGCTAGTTGTTGATCACGATCACATAACCGGGGAAGTCCGGGGTTTGCTTTGCAACCACTGTAATCGCGGGCTAGGGCATTTTCGTGATGATCCGACACTTTTGGAGTTTGCTGCGCAGTATCTGTACGCATCGTGTGATAGCCCCAAGTGGGAAGAATATTTGAACGCCAAGCCTTCGGGCTTGGAAATGCTAGGAGATGGTGATGGCTGATAAGAAACCCCCCGAGTATTACGACGAGATGGATCGCAGGGACGCTGCAAAAGCCAAGGCGGCTTACGACAAGGCCAGCCCGATTGGTAAGAGCATTCCTCCGGCTCCTGAGAAGAAGTACGCCAAGGGTGGCTTTGTTCGTGCTGCAGATGGCTGCGCCCAACGCGGTAAAACCCGTGGGAAAATGATCTGATGCCTTCTGCATCAAAAAAGCAGCATAATTTCATGGCTGCTGTTGCACACTCCCCGGCGTTCGCCAAGAAAGCTGGGGTTCCTCAGTCCGTAGGCAAGGACTTCACTGCTGCCGATAAAGGCAGGAAATTTAAACGAGGTGGTGAAATGAAAGAATCCAAGGCTATGATGAAGAAGGAAGTGGACTTCATGAAGAAAAAGGGTGCGCCCAAGTCCATGGTCAAGCATGAGATGGCTGAAGCTCGTGGCATGAAGAGCGGCGGCATGGCAAAGTACGCCAGCGGTGGGTTCGTCCGTTCTGCAGACGGCATTGCCCAGCGTGGCAAGACCAAGGCTACGCAGGTCAAGATGATGAAGGGCGGTAAGTGCTAGCTAGCCGGGGAATGGGGGCTATCTCCCGTAGCAAGATGCCCAAAGGGCGAAAGATCGTCCGTAGGGACGGTACTGAACCGACCAAGCTTTTCAGAGAGGGTGGCAAAGTCTCTGATAGTAAAGTTAATGAAGCGGGCAACTACACCAAGCCGGGTATGCGAAAGTCGCTCTTTGAGAACATCAAATCTCAATCAGTGCAGGGTACGAAGGCTGGGCAGTGGAGCGCCCGCAAAGCACAACTTTTAGCCAAGCAGTACAAAGCCAAAGGCGGTGGGTACAAAGGATGAAAGCACCCCAGCAAAGCCTGAAGTCGTGGACTTCGCAGAAATGGCGCACAAAGTCTGGCAAACCTTCCAGCAAGACGGGGGAGCGATACTTGCCAGAGGCGGCTATAAATGCGTTGTCTCCTGCAGAGTACGCAGCAACGACAAAGGCAAAGCGGGCAGGTAGGGCTGCAGGCAAGCAGTTTGTTGCGCAGCCCAAGAGCATAGCCAAGAAGACAGCAAGGTTTAGATAATGACCACATCTGGCACCACACTCTTTAATCTGGAGTTTACTGAGATCGCCGAAGAGGCGTGGGAGCGAGCTGGCCGGGAGATGCGTTCGGGGTATGACCTGCGTACTGCTCGGAGGTCGATGAATCTGCTTACCATTGAGTGGCAGAACCGTGGCATCAACATGTGGACGATCGATCAGGGGGCCATTACCCTGACGCCCGGGCTAAATACCTACGCGCTGCCCTTGGACACGATTGACTTGCTGGATCATGTCATCAGAACCGGAGCCAATTCGGTTTCCACACAGGCTGATCTAAATATCACGCGAATTAGCGTGTCTACCTACGCAACAATACCCAACAAGCTTGCGTCAGGACGCCCAATTCAGGTTTGGGTGCAGCGTCTTTCAGGGGCGGTGTCTCCTACAGGAGCTACTCTGTCTGGTGGAATCAATAGCACTACGACTGACATCACGCTGAGCACCACCTCCGGCCTGCCTGCAGCCGGGTTTATCCGGATTGATTCTGAAGATATCTACTACGGCTGGCTGGACGGTAATGATTTGGGTGGGGTGTTTCGCGCACAGAATGGCACCACGGCGGCATCGCATTTGAACGGGGCAACTGTCTACAACCCCAACCTTCCAGCAATTACCGTTTGGCTGACCCCCGATAACACGGCTACGTATCAATTTATTTATTGGCGGCTTCGTCGAGTGCAAGACGCTGGGGCTGGTGTTCAAACCGCAGACATGAACTTTCGCTTTTTGCCTGCCGTAACTGCAGGTCTGGCATATCATATTGCCATGAAAGTGCCCGAATTGGCACAGCGAGTGCCGATGCTCAAGGAAGCGTATAACGAGCAGTTTGATTTGGCAGCGGGAGAGGACAGGGAGAAAGCAGCCATACGTTTTGTTCCTCGTCGGATGTTCATTGGTGGTGGCTAAATGGGTAACCGGTTTGCTTCAGCTAAGAATTCTATTGCCCAGTGTGATAGATGTGGGTTTCGTTACAAACTGCGGGAACTCAAAGAGCTGATAATCAAGACCAAGCGGGTGAACTTGCTGGTCTGCCCAGAGTGTTGGGAACCAGATCAGCCGCAACTGCTGCTAGGGATGTATCCGATTGACGATCCGCAAGCCGTTCGTAATCCGCGTCCAGATACAACGTACTACCAATCTGGAGAACTTGCAGATGGTTCACTTGGGGAAGGTAGTAGAATAATCCAATGGGGGTGGAATCCTGTTGGAGGGGCTAGAGGGCCCGATGCGGGGCTGACGCCAAACGATCTTGTTGCTATGGGTGCAGTGGGTACTGTCACTGTCACTACTACTTAGGAGATAGTCATGGAAGCAAAGAAAGCAGTTCGTGCTCATGAGCGTAACATGCACCCCGGCAAAACGCCGACGTTCAAAGCCGGTGGCCCTACGTCAATGGATATGAAGCGTATGGGGCGCAATATGGCACGTGCAGCCAATCAGAAATCTTCTGGCAAACGGGGGCGATAATGGAATTCAAATATTTTGGGTGGGACACCAAAAACCCTACCAACAAGTACACGCAGCCAAAAGCCAATACTGAGAAGCCCGGTAATCAGAAAGATACTGGGTACCCGCAGACCGATGTGAAGTCTACCGGTATTGAGATGCGTGGCTATGGCGCGGCAACCAAAGGCCGCAAGTGCCGTGGGCCGATGGCGTAGAGTAGAGGTGGATTGTGAACTACACAGAGCTGAAAGCTAACATCCAAGACATTTGTGAGAATGAGTTCTCCGATGATCAGCTCGACATGTTCACTGATCAAGCGGAACAGAAAATCTACAACACGGTGCAGATTCCCGCGTTACGCAAGAACGTAACCGGCACTATGAGCATAGGGAATTGTTATCTACAGATTCCTTCAGATTTTCTGTACGCTTATTCATTGGCAGTTATCGATGCGAGTGATGAATACCACTATCTGCTAAACAAGGATGTGAACTTCATCCGTGAAGCTTACCCGAAGAACACTGCTGCATACCGGGGTTTGCCGCAACATTACGCAAACTTCGATGACTCTGCGTTCATTCTGGGGCCTACACCCGATTTGGCGTATTCCACAGAGCTGCACTACGGGTACTACCCCGAGTCGATTGTGACGGCGGGCACGACGTGGTTAGGGGATGAGTTTGACTCAGCTCTGCTAAATGGTGCGCTGATTGAAGCCATTCGATTCATGAAGGGCGAGCCCGATATTATCGCTAACTATGAAAAACTCTATCTCCAGTCCATTGGACTGCTTAAGACTCTGGGTGATGGCAAGCTGCGGCAAGATGCCTATCGTTCCGGACAAGTCCGCATACCCGTTAGTTAAGGAGCAGC